TTCTGATTTACTCACACGGTCTATGTGGTAATTAGATTTCACTCCTCGGCAAGACGTGCAAAGTAGGACATTGCATCATCATCTTCATCTTCATCAGCAGAAGAAGACACGGTGCGAGTGGGTTGAAGAGTATTCAGTTCATCGCGTAGATCTTCGGTGAGTTCACGAGAAGAACCACGGGTGTACTCTTCCTCTTCACCTTCGTCAGGATCTTGGAAACGAGGAGTGCCCTTGTTACCCAGAACATAGTCCAGACGCTTCTTCAGGTCATCATAGGTCTTGAACTGATCAGCAGCAACGAGTTCAGCAAGAGAGTATTCCTTCTTCCAGATGGCTTCCATAGCATCATCGTCGTCCAGGAGAGCATCAGGGCGAGCAAACTCAGAGGAGTCATAGTTGCGATAACCAGCAACGTTCTTTGCCTTCAGTTTGAAGTTAGCACCTTGCCAGAAATCAAACGGATCGATTGCTTCTTCATCCTCGAACTCAGGTTGCATAGCAGCAGTGAGTTTGTCGAAGATCTTCTTGCCGAACTTGAACAGGAAGACTTTACCTTCGTTAGCAGGATTAGCAGGATCCTTGACCACATAGATGTTTGCCATGTAAGTCAGTTTACGCTTCTGCTTGCGTGCTGCTTCTTTACCAGCATCGGTGCCGTTGTTCCACAGCATCGTGTTGTACTCAGAAACAGGATCCTTCTGACCAAGAGTAGTCAGAGAGTTCTCAATATACCAACCACCAGGACCTTGGAAGGCGTGACTGTAGAGTTTCACGAAAGGAAGGTCCTCACCATTAGGAGCGGGGAGGAAACGGATCACGGCATAACCGTTGCCGCTCTTATCACATTCCAGTTTCCACAAGCGATCATCGCCGCTGGAACCGCCATTGTTATTCATCTTTTCGACTTCCTTGACCAGTTTCGCGGTCAGGGAGCCAAGCTTAGATTGCTTTTTAAGGTCTGCGAAAGACATTTGGATTACCTCGGATTAGTTTGGATTCGGGGGATTTACTCGGATAGTATAGCAAGGATGCCCTCAATCGTCAAGATATTGCTTGAGGGATTCGATTGTCTGGTTCATACTATTGAATAAAACTGACATATCAGTCTCTGGTGGGAAACCCATCAGGGCAACTGATTTGCGTAGGTTCTCTTTCATCTCAACCGCCATTGGGTCGTCTGAAAGGGATAACCTAGTATACATCACTCTCTGCTTTTCTAGCAAGCTTTGGAGTTTCTCAATGTGTTCTAACTTAGTCTCATTAGACATTGATCCAAAAGTCAATATACTTCCATAGATTTGTTCTTGGAGTTTATTGATCTCTTTTAGTTCATCCTGAATAATATCAGACTCAAAAAATTCACTCATCGACTATAGACCGCAAAATTTTCTTATAATTGAACACATCAATATTTAGGAACGGAGAATACTTCTTCAACTTCAAACTTACGGTTTCCCACACAGGGTCCAAAAGTTGCTTGTCAAACTTATTCCCGAACAGGAATATTTTATTGTAAATCACTAGGGTCTCTAGTGAAATTGTCCCGCTCAGGAACTTTTTAAGAACGATTGGATGACCTTTCGAACAGTCGAAAACACTCTCTAATTCGTTCTCCGAGAACAATTCGTTGCTTTGCTCTTTGAACAAGTAGGTCAAACTCTGCTGTCTTTTCATCCACTCGGCGTAGTTTCTTTCGCCAGAATTGATAATTTCTCCAATCCATAGGTTTTGTGGGTTATCGGTGGCAGTGAAATTGGATACAAGAAAATCTACGACTTCCTTATCACTATATTTACGCGAAGTTTTTTCAAACCAATACTTATCTTTCCTCTTATTAAAAGAGGTTACACTAGCGCGGGTTTTAGCACCGTACTTGAAAAAATCATACTTTGGATTAGTAAAGTGATTTTTTAGTGAAAGATAATGTTGGTAGGTTTCAAAGGGACTCACTTTCAGCATCGACTAATTCAAGATCTTCAATACAATCAACTGTAACTTCATGGTCGGCAATACGATACCAATGCTTATGTACACCAAGAGTATCCTGGTAAAAACCAAGATACTCCAAGTCATCACACTTATTTTCACGCAACCATGCTTGTAGGCGATGGTGCATTAATTCATCACGAGAAATCATAGAGGAAGTTTTGCTCTTGAGGTCCGCTTCATAAAGTTAAGACGTGTTGCGTCCCACTTCAATCTCTCTTTAAGAGGTTTTGAAACGAGTTTCGTGACAGATTCTACCTCAAGATTATTGATCTCGCAATAGTGGACAATTGCGTCAATATAATTAAGGTTTTCTTCTGCTACGATTTTTTCGATTTCTAGTGCAAATTTAGAAGGTGTCAAAAATTTACTTTCTATTGCTTGTTCTAGTTCCTTATTTGGTTCCATAGAGTTCCAGTTTATCTCTAACAAACTTTCTAACGTATTCGGTGAGAAGTTTGATGTACTTTGATTTGTCTCGTTCTTCATAGACGACGCATTCTCCATTTTCACAAGCCATGATGATTACAAGTTTTTTGACTGAAATACCAGTCAGTTCATACAACATACAACCGTATGCCATACATTGTACGAAGTAGTGTTCGATCCACTCTCGTGGTTTGGGTTTTTTAGAAGTTTTAAAATCGATTATCGCTAACTCGCCGTCGTATTCGGCAATACAGTCAACGGTCCCAGCAATGCCTAGTTGCTTACTATATAGGGACCCTTCTAAAGCGTAAATATTATTTATACGTTTTAGGTCGGATTTTGAGATTTTGAATAAGAAATCTGACATTGGTTGAACCTTTGGTAGTTCCTCATTCTTGAGGTGATGTTCTACCAAGGTATGCATATCTGTACCACGACTTGTTGCTTTTTTCGTGATACGATCTGCCTCTTCATCACCAACTTTTTTACGCCAGTTGATGAAAATCTCTTTATTAAAATGACTGGTCACCGATGTAATCGAGACCAGTCGGAGAAGTTCTTCATCATCAGGAACTTTATAGTACCTTACTCCATCAATAGTCTCCCTCTCAAGTTCGGGAAGATTGATATCAACATGATTAAACATAATGAATCACTTATACAAAAAACTAAATGGACATTTTGAGGTTTCGTCTTTAGAAAATAACTTTCCTATCCAACTTCTGTTTTCTCTACCAGATTTTATAGAAACCATCTTCTCATGGATAATATCATTATCCACTTCTTTATGTAAGGTGATATCAGAGTTTAGATCTTGAGAGTGAAACGTGAATCTAAAAAGAGGATCTCCTTTTTTAATAACAACTGGTTTATTTTCATCAACCAGAGTAATCGCAAAGGACATATTTCTAGTCCAATTGGAAATATTAAACCATCCAGAGATGGCAATAAAATTATTAGAGTAAGATGTCATAGGATGATCATTAAACTCAAACCAGATGTTCTTTTGGTTTGACCAGAATAAGAACATTGGAAATTTGAGTTGAATGATAGGTTTAGGAGATTCTAATTCAGAATCTGTCAAAACTAGCATATCATAATTGCTAGATTGAATTTCTTTTTTCTCTCTATCAAGTTTACAATAAAAATCTACAGGAGAGAGACTCACAAATGTTCTAGAACTTCTGTGATTGAAAACTGGACATTGCTTGTATGCGTAATCACCCTCAATTAATTCGGACTGGCGATACAAGCAATCATCAAAATCTGTTAGATTAGCATAATGAATATCAATCAATTTTAGAATCCAGCTTCCATTTTTGCGATAATGTATTCTTTAACGAGTCCAGAACGTACAATGTCATCTACACCAAATTCAATTAGATCAAAGGATGGCATTTTACGCAGAATATTCATAAAATCATGAATACCATTACGCTCGTTTGACTTCTGCAAGTCAGACTGAACAGCATCACCACAGAAGCAAATTTTGGTATTTTCACCAACACGAGTAATTATACTATCTAATTCATGAAAATTCAAGTTTTGATATTCATCAACAATAACAATAGAGTTATCTAGAGTTGTACCACGCAAGAATGAAGTGGACCAGAACTTGATAGTTTCTTGCGACTTGAGATTACCATAGAGCATCTCAAAGTCAGCATCACTAGGCATCTGGAACATATACTTCACCATATTCTTATATGGAATTTGGTAAATGTCTGCCTTATCTTCATGGGATCCAGGGAGGAAACCAATCTCTCTGGTTGCTACAAGCGAGCGTACAAGGTAGATACGCTCATAGGGTGTAGTTTCATCCAATACATCTTGAAGTGCGTTGTAGAGCGTAATAAAGGTCTTACCAGTACCAGCACAACCATAAGCAACAATGTGCTTACCATCTTTATATGAATCAAACAGAGTTTTTTGGTTTTCTGTGAGTGGTTCAATATCGACCAAATAATCAGCATTGAGAGGTTTCTTCCTCTTCATCTGCTTTGCCGTGAGTCCAACCCCGATAGGTTGCTCTGCAGATGATCTTTTTCTTCTTGCCATTAGATTTTCTTTACTCTAGAACGAGGTGCTTTTGCTGCTTTACCTAGGACATCATTCCAACCAGGATTTTTGGCGATGAGTTTGTCTCGCCATTCTCCAACTTCCCCAGGTTGTGGGCAGGTTGATGGATCTGACCAGTCCCGTTGCCAATCGGGATTGTCTTTACACCATTGAGACCAGTCGTGAACACTCATTACCACTTCTTTTTGTTCACCAGTCTCTTTGTGAATAACAGGATAAGTCGCCATAGTTACAAATTCAAGATGATTTATTTAGACCCACTCCAGTGCTTCCGCAACTGTAGGGAACTGCTCTGAGAAGATCTTTTTACATGCCTCTGCGATCTCCATGTGCTCCTTCTGGGTGCCATTAGCAGAACGCAGTTGGATGTAATGGATCCAGGATCGGCAAGATCCCGACATGTACAAGCGAGTAGGAGTTGCCAGAGGAAGGACAAAGCGAGCACACTCTTTGGCAACACCATTATCAAGTAGGTGCTGATACAGACTCATACCTTGAGCAAAGTAGGTTTCAATCTGCTTGTTTGTAAGTTCTACAAACTCAGGATCCAGGTCGTCAATAGAATTCTGGCGATTCTTGGTGTCTTGACGACGAAGTTCGGGGACTGGGATCGTCTCTGCGAGTAGGGAAGAATCAGCATAGCGTTGGGAAAACTCTTGATATGTAAACGAACGGTGACGCAAAATCTGAGCTGCCAGACCACGTGTCGTTTCAATCTCCAGAGTCATGAAACTCTGTTCAAACACAGACCAGTGGTTGTGCTTAATACAATAACCAAGCAACTTGGCATAATTGGGGTTTTCCTGATTATTGGGATTGGAGACACGGGCAACGTATGCCATTGTCTGCTCCGCATCAGGAGTTACACTAACCAGTTTTACGCTCATTTACCAAATCCTTTTGATGTTTTCTTTTCGATTTCTGCGAGTTGCTCTTTCAACTCTCTGAGTTGTGCCTTCATCTCTATGATCTTTTCTTCCGTATAGAGATGATCTTGCTTGATTAAACGTTCAAGCAACTTGATAAGTTTTTTAGATCTGCTAACCATTAGTCTGGGTATCCATCGTCGTCATCAAAGATTTCATCATAGTCGTGAAGACCGCCTTTCACATCCTCATAGTTAAGGTAACTTTGAGTGTCTGAGTAAACTTCTGCTTTGAGAGAATCTACAAGTAGTTCTAGATTGCGGACGATGAGTTTAAGTTTTTCTTTGTCCATGAGATACAGTTCTCTCAGGAAATTATACACAAAAAAAGAGGGTTCGTCAAGAACCCTCTGAGTTAAATATTCTGTCAAACCACTCGTCCAAATGAACGAGGTAACAGGACCAATAGTTACATCCTCTATATGTTAGTTGATAACAAGCGGGTGGTCTATTGTCCCTATCCATATCATCATAATGATATGTGTAGTTTTCCATTTACTTGTTTAGCAACAGTACTTCAGCATAAATTAAAAGGATAAAAGCAGTTGAACCGAAAACGATCCCGCTAATTAGGGGAATCATTTTTTAACCACCTGGCAGTGACCCGCCATGCAGAGAACTGCTCTATGACGCTTCTCTTCTTTTTGCTTCTGCTCTTTAATGAGTTGAAGGAAATTGAGTTTCTGCATCACCTGTCCTCCTTAACGAATTTTACTCCACGATAAACTTCGTTATGCTGTTGAGGTTGCTGTTGTTCTTGTCTTTGCTGACGATACTCCGAGGTATCATAAGCGTGACCACGATAAACGACTTTAGACATGGTTTTACTCCAAAGAAATGAGATGGTTAAATCCCGTTCCTTCGGGCGGCGTGTGCGTCCCTTTTGGGGATGAACGATCCGTTCCGCGTCGTCCTACTTGCGTCCTATTCTTCTACCTCTGGGAAACAGGCAGGATCAGTCCCGTCTGCGTATCTAGCAATAAACTCAATCTTCTTCCAT